TGCTGGATAGTTTATATCAGGTGAGCTTCCCATAATTTATTTCCTCCGAGAGATAGTATTAAATTTGTAAAATTTGACGGGTTTGTCTTTCAATTGTCGCATCCATCCAACGAGTGGGAGTGGATATGGTATGCGTTTGATAAATTCGCTTACTCCGTTTTTGCCCACCGCCGTATTGACATACCAGGCATCGGGGTTCTCGACATTCCATTGGTCTTGCGGATGTACATCGCTTTTCGAGTTTACCGCTTTGCCTAGTAGGAATGAGTCGGGGGTGATGAACACATACCCGTGAGCCGCATAAGCCGCAATGTCGGCATTCATATCGATCCCGCACTTGTCGTACAAGTCTTTGGCTTTTACGAGTATGCTCATTATTCCGCCATTAAGTATTCATCCGCTTCGGTTGAGCTTACTGTGCTTCCTAGGTTTACCCGTACCCAATTTGTGCCATTGTCCACCGCCATACATGGGTTGCCCCCGTCCCCGTCTGTTACATAAACGATGCGACCTGTAGTGCCATTTGTTGGTAGTGTACTAACTGTGTAGTTTTCCATCACCACTTCGGTGGCAGAGATGCTTGGTATGGTGACGGTGGGTTCACCTAATCGATTTAATGATGAGCTGGATACCTCTACGCCTGTATCGTAAGTAAAGCCTCGTGTGACTGTTGCGGTGATAGGCATTATGCGTATTCCCTCCTTGCGTTTGCTCCGTTGGCTATACCCTCGATACTTATGTGTCTAAATTTTGGTTGCCCCGAAGTTATATCAATCTCGATATTTGCGGCGTATCCACGGGCGCGTCCACTACCGAAGCGAATGAGTTTATCTTCGCTGGTGGTCGCACTCTCAGTATGTACGATGTTTGTACGGTCGGGATCGATGGTGTTTACTTTTACTGTAAACTCATCCCCGTTGGTTACTTCGCACCCGACTTGCCCTCTTCTCCATCGCTTAATATCTACACTATCAAATGTATAGGATCGGGTCTTGAGTTTGGCACTTATCGCGGTGGATGCTGTGCTTGCGCTCCCGATTGTTCCCGTGATGTCTGTGGTGCTTTCCTCGACTAAGTGCCATCCTTTATCCGAGACTGCAAAGAGTCTACGCCTTTGGGGATTTGTGCCATGAAGTACGGTTACGAAATCATCAACTTGAAAACCAGCGGGGAAACTATCCACACTACTCCAGGCTGTATTCAATATATCGTAGACAAAAACTTTATTATTGGTAGTGGATGACCCTGTGCTAACTGCGAGGTAGTATTTATTATCGAACACAATACCACACGCCTTGTCCGCAGATGCATAATTAACATCTTTAAATTGATCATTGATTGGTTGTGACAATGGTAGCGCTTCCCCACTTACTTTCGAGATTGCAACTCCAAGGTTTTTTCCTGGGTCTAATCCTTGTTGTAAAGTGTACACGCCATCATCGCTTAAAAAGTAATACTGTGGACCACTTGCGGCTACGCTCTTGCGGGCTACACATCCGCGCTGACGGGTAATTTCAAATACTCCGGCAGAGTTTGTAAGTGCTGTGTTGTTTATAATGTGGATCGAATTACGGAAAAATACAATTAACTGATTCTCCAAGTATGGAGTAAATCCTACCAATCGATCTGCGGTTCCACGATTAATTCTGAACTGCGATTCTGCGGGATAATAATTATCTGTGTCCAAAACATCCGATGCGAGTACGGTGTACTGAGAATCATCGGGTTGTGAAACAAATAAACGATTACTAATAAATAGACCAAAGTTTGTACGCGGACATTCAATCCTTCCCGCTCCTGGAGTAGCGTTATTCTTAACTACGAATGAGGTGGGTGTTGTATAGTCCCCGTCCCATTCAAGTGGATCTTTATTTTCTCCACGAAACAGAATTAGTTTTTGTAGGGCCTGTACGAGGCTTGCATTGTCCGCAGACTCAACTACCTCACCACTAGGATAAGGAATATCGATACCCGTGTTATTTTGATCGTTCCAAAGAATAAGTTTATCCCTAGTCGCAACGGCAATAAATTCTGCCCCGGTTGCGGGATCACTAAATGTAGCGGATGTAAATACCTGGTCTGTCCCTGAGTAAGTAAGACTAACTTGCCCGGCTTTAAACTCGATACCCTTACGAACAGATGCGGTATCTCCCTCTAATCGCATATTTTCAGATGCTTCCACTTGCCCACCTTTAAGAGATGTAGGTTCTAAATAGGAGTCTATCCCACGGAAACCACGATCCCCATCGGTTATAAATGGATCATCCATTCTTCCCATTGGTGTGTAACTTGGCATCTACTTCTTACGCAATTCCTGGTATAGCTTGATCGACATATACACCAGAGTCACCGCCCCTACTGCAATACCAAGGAATGAATCTAGCGTGGATAAACCGAAGGTGGCGGCTGTACCACTCATCCCCGCTACTGATACTCGATCAATCATATTCATTTATCTTCTGTGAGGCGATGGCCCGAAATAAAAGCCGAGGATTCCCATAAGGGCCGTTTGCCCCATGTATGCCAGGTGTCCGCTCGATAGCGTGATTGGGTCTTGGCTGGCGGGCCAGGAGATGATGCCGAACAGCAGTTCTGTCCTGCCTTCTCCATGTGCGTTGGTGATCGATAAGAACTCTGCTTGAGGGAATAAGGTGCAGAGCAAGATGCAGACACACAAAGTACCAATACCGATAAAAGCAATAATTCTACGAGAAAAATCCCGGAACTCATTATTACCTCCTTTAGCCAATTCAGCTTGGAGCTTAAGAAAGTTTTCATTGGCTCGACTTTCGCGGGCAACTTCAAGTTCATGCTTTTGACGGCGACCCTCAAATAACATTCCAAAGCCACCTTTGAGCATAGCACCAAGAGCCGTACTACCCCCACCCGTAAGTAACATAAGAAGTATTTCGCCCATCTCACCAATCGATCTTGAACCTCAAGCGGTCCACTTCTTTCTCTAAGTATTTTAATCGCTCAAACTGCTGATAGTCAGAAGTGATTGGAGAGTCTTGCATCTCCACTAAATGATCAAGATCATCTTTTGCTTGTTCCGCAAACTTCTCCAGGTGCATCATACGGGCTGATAGATCGCCAAGAAGTGTGGACTCGTGAGATACTCGGCTGACCTGGAGTTCCATCGCCGCCATGCGGTTTGTAAGTTCAGACCAGCACCACACCGCAGTAGCCACGCCTACGATGATCTTTATGGCGAACTGCACATTGACTCGTGCGGATGATGATTCCGACAAGCCCTCTGACTGCTTGGGTGGCATCTTACTCGCTAGGAGTCCACTCGTCACTCGCTATGATAGTAAGTATCTCGGAGTGTGTGTACTCAGTCTTACCGCTTATAGAGCTAGGTTGGTCGCCTTGGTATTTAACGATAAACTTACTGTTATCCAATGAGTATCTAAGTGTGGATTCGCTACTTTCTGCTACTTCACTAAAATCAACAGAAGATAATTCAGAGGCGGGTACGATTACATAATTCATAATATTAAGGAACTTGGGTGATAAATGTAGGACCGTTGACTAAGGTTAGGTTATTACTTCCTTTGTTGTCGGTAACGGTAGTTCCTGTATCTCCGTCCCCGAATCTCCACCAATGTGTTAAACCTGTGTAAGCATCTAAATCTACGGCTTTAGAACCTGAACCAGCTCCTGTATTAGCTATGGCTAAAACATCAGAAGCGGATAGTTCCGTGCCTGTCCAAAGACCTATCTCGTCTACATCGCCATCAAAGTAATAAGCTGTGGATGTTCCTCTAAGAAATGTACCGATAGACCAACTACCGTCAGTTTTATCTCCACCCTGTTGAGTGCCATCAATGTAGAGTTTTAAAGTTGTGCCGTCACCTGTGATAGCAAAGTGATACCAAGTACCTGTCGATACAGCGGGGATGGTGAAAATTTGAGTAGCCGCTCCCGTTCTAAAGTACATAGTATTACTAGCCCAAAATAACCAACCAAACTGATTTGCTGTTGTAGTGGTAACTCCGTTCTGAGAAGTGTCATCAAAGCGAAACCATCCTGTAATACTTTTACTACCTGTTATCGAAGTGAAGTTAGAGCCAAGCGTTGCATGGTCGTCAATCCCGTCAAGTGCTAGTGAGTAATTATTTACAAACGGAGGAGAAGCTGCGTCACCTTCAATAACATAAGAGTTAGCTCCTGTGGGGATTACATTTAACGCCGCATATTGACCAGCGGTGGCTGTGTTCCCATCGTATCCTACCACACTAGCTCCTCCCGAACCAACGACTGAAACAGTAGCTGTATTACTTTGAACTACTGTACAACTAAAGCCTGTGGTTAAACCGTTAGGAATTGTTACGATAGTAGGGCTTGCGTTACTACAAACAATAACTTTTCCGTTATCGCTGTCGCTAAGTGTACGAGCAGTTGTCGTCTCTGCTACAGTACTAAAGAAAGCTGGACTAAAGTCTGTGCTTGCTGAAGTAGCTGCTGTTCCTAAACCACTCACATCGGTGTTTGCAATAGCTACCGCACCTGTTCGTCCAGCAACGCTTTGTACGGGAGCTTGTCCCATTAAGTTAGATACGGTTACCCTCTTAGTGGTTCCCTGTGCCGATCCGGTTGTATCTGATACATCGGTGATGGGCAAAATATCGCCTACTGCGGGGGTTGTCCCCAGGGCGGTCAATGCACTTATTTTCTTATTTGCCATAATTTATTTCCTCTTAATCGAATGCTAAAAATTGCCCCGCTTCTACTTGTAAAAAGTCTTCCGCCTCGGATTGGATGACACCATCGATTACGGGTCCGCCATCAGGGACAGGTATACCACTTGGTGTGTGCGGTCGTCCCGCAGTAACATTTAGATCATGCGTGAGCATCTAACGATTGTACGCAATGACGCTCCCTGTCGCTAAAGTGATTTCATCGAACGCACCGTAAAGTGCGGTGTTTGTGCTAAGGGTAAGTGGGGAAGATCCACCCGCAGTAAGATCGGATATACCTTCGATATTTCCACTTATGCTCGTAATGGTTGTGTCTTCCATTGCTACGATACTAAACCAGCGTCCTGTGTGAGATGCTGTGTCGGATATAAACTTTCCTCCGTTTAGCCCTACTCCTCTATATTCGTTTGCCATAATTAATAATGTGTTTGGATCGTTGATCCGTAGGTTGTAAATTGTATGTGTTGTTGTTGGCCTTGCTGGCGTTCGAGTTTATCGAGTTCGGCAAGTAAAATACCTTCGGCTTGTTGTTGGATAGCCATACTTTTATCGAGTTGTCCGTCTGCGGTTAGGTAATCGCAATAGGCTCCCGTAACGACATATTCTGAGAATATGTACGGAAAGTCCGTATCGCTCGACACATAGTCCGTGAAGGGTGCGCGATATAATATATAGACGGGTGCTGTACTTGCACGATTTATGAATACAATATTTCCGTAACTTACAGATGAATATTCTATCCGATAAGGAACTTCAATCGGACTACCCGATGAGTATGGGTCTTTCTCTGTGACCCGGAGGATCTCGCCAATACTTGATCCGTAATCAAGAATTCCCATTACCGTTGCTTTTGCTTCGGCTCCTGAGCCTCCACCGCCACTAAATGTAATGGTTGGTGCTTCCAGGTATCCTGTTCCATTGCCTGTTACTGCGACTCCATTTACCTGTCCATCGGCATTGATGGTAGCGGTTGCTGTGGCACTTCCGCTAACTGTTACGGTTGGTGCGCTTGTGTACCCATTCCCACCATTGGTTACATTGATTGATCGTACCTGGATGTCGGGCAACTTGGGTTCCAGGCGTATGGTGTCGGGCCATCTTGCCCGTTCCCACGCTAGTCTGCCATAGCGATTAAAACTCCGTACTGCCGCACCTTCTTCTTGTGCAAGAAGGCTATCCACTCCAACCATGTGTTTGAGGTTGGTAAGTAGTGTGCTTACGGGTACTTGCCTCATGCGAAACTCTTAGAGTTAAAACTAGGTGTGGTAAGTGTCTTGGATTTGAATGATGGGTTTTTTGATAAGAACCCTTTGATAAATGATTTATCTCCCCAGCATCCTCGTTCTTTTTGATGCCAGCGGAAGTATTCGCGTGCTGGGATACTTGCCTTGAGCTGTCCAAGCCCATCGGTCTTAGCGACTCCCATTGCTTCGTTTTCTCTCATAGCCATTTTTTCCCGCATGACGGATTCGTGTTCTTCAAGGTCAACTTCGTAACGCAAATAACGATCCAAGTTTTTCATAAACTGAGATCCGTTTCCTTCTTTCCACTTTGGTATGAGTAAATTTGTCATGCTTAATATTTAAAGAGATAAGGGAGAGGCCCGCTACGCAGACCTCCCCCAAATAATCAACAAACAATTAGTTTATTTTTCCGTGTGCTTTAGGAGCAAGACACGCAAGTCCAGCAATCGTCTCACAGAAACCTCTGCGTCCGCCGCCTTTATTCTCAAGCTCAGAAGAAGACTCAGCTTTGAGCATATTTACAGCGATGTACTCAGGGTCTACGAGCAAACCAGCATTGGTGTCTACGGTGTCCGAACCACTTGTCCTGTTTAAAAACAAGGATGGTACCACCGCGACACTTCCGAAATCTCCGTCATATAGATTAACTACGAGGGAGATGGACTTGGACTCAGCGGGTTGTGTTACCTGGAAGTTCAACGCTGTGGTTGTACCTTCTTGACGAGCGAAGTTTGAGATATCGCGCTTCAAGGTAGGACCAGCAATCAATGTAAGCTGTCCACCGGGCATTCCGTTGGCTTCGTACAAGTCTTGAAGTAAGCCATTCATGTTGGCCTCAGTAAAGGAGCTACCACCAAGGGATACACTTGCGACTGATTGGTAAGCGGCGGGAACATCACTTGGTTGTCCACCTTCGCCTAACCACTTGAACAATCCGCGAGTCTTGTATGGATTGGTTCCATCGTCTTGGTCGCGGTCTTGTGAAGAACAAAGTGCAGCTTCAATATCGCGCTTCATTTGCCTCACGGCCTTACTTTCTGCGTTTGCAAATTCACTATCCACGCCAGCAACATCGACAAGTTCTTGGATGTTTGAGACTTGGTAGTTCTGACGAAATACTTGTACATGATTTCCAAGTTTTGCACGGTTGGCTACTTGGTCAGTAAAGGTAGTCTCGTCAGCACCTTCGAGTACTCCAGCAAATGCGGGCGTACTGAGTTCATCTGTTTGCCATTCAAAGAATGTACCGTTTGCTTTTCCCTTTTTCGCGAGCGAAAGCAAGGGGGTGCGTTCGGGTTCTAGGATGGTGAGGACATCTGATAAGTCCTCTCTGTTTGAGCCGAGCGGAGTTCCGCTAATGTGTGATTTGGTTAATGCCATAATTTATTTCCTCCTTGGGATTTAATTTTTATTTCTAAGTTTAAGATATACTTGGTAGTCTGTCATTGAGCCTGATCGGTCGAACTTCGCCTTCGCCGCTTGCAGAGCTTTCGTTTTATTCGCCTGGGGAGTTTTGGGTCTAGCTGAACCAGCCTCGGTTGTAGCCATTGGGGCTTTCGGTTTTGCGGTTGGTTTAACCTTCTGACCTTGCCTTGCCTTTACTGCGTTTAGTCCTTCCACCATTAATCCAAGAGCAAAGTTGGAATTAGGAAGATATTTCACTAAGGGCTTATACATCGGAGATTCCTTTACTTGCATAAATAGCTTGTAATCATCACTACGCTCGTCTCCAAGAAACTCAAAGGTCTGCATAGCTTGTTGATCCGATTGTGTACGCTCTTGTATCCATTTCTGCCGGGCGGGTGCATCTTTACGGAGAGTCTTATTCGCGTTTACTTTTATTCGGCGCAACTCAGACTTCGTGTAGACTTTATCCCCGTCCTTTACCGCATACTCGTTACCACTATCATCGTACTCCACTTCGTTATCGAGGTTCTCATCTACCCATTCTATTAGGGTGTTGAGTTGCTCGACTTCCTTATTAAGCGATTGCGCATCGTTGATGTTGTAAAAGGCATTATCCTTGAGGAACTCAGGTAGTTCAGCACTAGCGGGTGCTTGCTGGGCTTCTTCTGCCTTAGCTTGCAGTTCCGCATTCTCTGCGAGTAGTGCTTTCTTCTGAGCGGTAAGTCTTCCAAATCGCTTGACGGCAGATGCATTCAGCGCCTTTGCGAGATCTCGCGACTCATCCTCGGATAGGTTATCCAGGTCGATATTAAACTTGTTGAGAACATCCGAAGGTTCTGCGGGCGGCGAAGATTCCTCTTCTTCCACTTGCTCCTCTTCGACAGACTGTGAATTTTCCTCTAAGACATCTGTAGGCTCCGCAGTTTCTTCAGCGGGTTCATCCGTCTCTTCGGTAAGTTCGGGTAATTCTTCCTGTGGTTGCTTGCTTTTCAGTAACTGATCTGCAAATTCTGCCATCGAAAGGTTGCCCTCACTTGCGTTTGTATTTTCCACGGAATTTTCAGAGGACTCCGAGACAACCTCTTTGGTTAATGTTTCCATAAGTCAACAAGGCTAGTAGCCTAGTGTAGCAAAATGTAGTTGTTTAACAACAATATGGCAACGAAAAAGCCCCCACGGCTAACCCATAACCGTGAGGGCTTAACTAGTATGAACAATTACAAGTTATAAAAATTATCTAACTCTTCATCGATTGCTTCTAGCTTTCCTGTGAAGTGAAAGTGTAAATTTTGGTTCTCGATATTCTTGCGATTCTGTAGCTCGCGGATGGTTTCCTCCCGCATTGCTTCGCGTACCTCGATATACTTTTTAAAGTGTGGTTCTTTCTTAAGGAAAGTAAGTGCGTTAATTGCTTCTTGAGCATTTACTTCGTGGTATTTTTTCCGTCTCACTTTTTTTTGCGTGCTGTCTTTGCGGCTTTCTTAAATGCTTTTGCGGTAGGCGCACCTTTGGTTCCAGGCTTTCTCATGCGTTCTTTGCTTCCACCTTTGATGCGTTTTCTTTTTGCGTGTATGTTTTTGTATAAACTCATATTACCATTTCTTGCATGACCAATAGCCAGCGGTTAGTTTAGACTTCTTTTCATCGCACTTATGTCGCGCTCGGAAGGATTTACGCCGTGCGGGTATGTTCTTTTTGATGGACATGTTTGGATCTCCAAAGCGTACAAGACGAACCGTATCCTTTTCCTTAGCGAGTACGGCAAACTTCTTAGACTTACCAGGAGTTCGCTTAGGTTTGTTATATCCTGAGAATCTTTCTCCACGATAAGTTATGCTCATGCGGCACTAGATGTTTGTCCAAATTGTGTGGGGGCGGCTCCTAGTCTACCAATCGTAGCATTTTGCTTTTGCTGAATCTGCATTTGGCGCTGTTGCATATAGGTCTTAATACGCTCTTGTAACGCTGGGTCTTGTTGGGCTTTTTGCTGAATGTCGGGCTGTTGTAACCATTGCTGAAATACTTGGAGTTTCATTTCGTGTGCATCATTCTCACGCACATTGGGCGGTACTCCAGCCGCAAGTTCGGCTATGGTTTGTCGCTCTTCCTCGACTGCTTTCTGTGTGGCAGTCTCCCGTGGTAGTATTACCTTTTCTGCCGCACCGGGCATGATCTGTCCGATTGCAAGGGATAGGAGTTGTTCGGTATCCACCACTCCATTCTTATCCATTGTCGATGATATCTGACCAATCGTCTTTACTCGTTCGAGCATTTGCTCAGGGTCTTGGGTGGCCACATCGTACTGCATGTAAAAATCAAAGCGTTCGCCCGACTTACCCTTTGCGTACTTTTGCATATCCTGTACACCTGTAACGCGGAAAAATTCTTCGTTTGGACCATACTGCTGGTAAAGGCTGTATACTTGATCCATCACATATTTCATGTGGTGAAGTACTTTATTAATAAAATGTTGTTGCTTAATTTGCGACTCTACGGGATCGACACCTGGTGCATTGTTACCCATGTAACGGTCAAACATTTCCTGTACCAATCTACGAACTTCCACGGAACCAGCATCGTAGCGTGGAGTATCCGCAAAACGAATCTCTCCAGGTGTACGATAAGGAATACGAACTCCGGGACCCCACTTTGATGGGGATCTTCCAAGAGGATGTTCTATTGGTGGAATTGTGCTTAAACTTTGCCTGTCAATCGATGCATCGTACTCAACCTTAACAACCTGTTGGAATGGTTCGCCCACTTCGGGAATCGAGCGGGAGGAGTACAACCGTTTGGATGTCTTTTCGTAAGTGCTTACAATAAATGGATATCCACCATGACCATAGTCCATGAGGGTATGCTTGGCATAGAGGTCGGCTACTTCGTTACAAAATACTGTGCAGTAAATACCAGGCACATCATCCTCATCGAGTAAACGCTGGTAGCAATATACGATACGAATAGTCTCGTCATCATCGCGAAGTATCTCGTCCTTTGCACTAAGGTTATGGGCATATACATCGTTCTCGCCTACATTCGCAGACTCGATGGCTTTCTCCACAAACTCTTTATCCCAATTTTCATTATGTATTTTTGAGCGAAGTTGCTCAGGTGTCATATTTAACACATGAAATACATAGGGAGCTTCTTGTGGATCAATCGTATAGTTTGGCCAAAATACATCTTCATCGGGAGCAAGGGCTTTAATCCTTGGTCTACTTACCACACGGCGAAGTACAGGCACGGTGGTTTCCCCATCCTTGCGTAATTCTTTAAGCATGGCACGGGACTTAGTCTTAGACACATCAAACTGCTCGGACATCGCGGCAGATAACTCCTCATCCATACTACCATCGCTAATTGCTTCTGCAATTTGTGGAAGAGCCATTGCAATCTCATCCAGCTTTATGGATTGTTGCTGTTTTAGATCTTCGGATTGGTAGTACACATAGTGGACCATCATTCCCTTTTCAAAGAAGTGATTGAGTCCGAGTTCTACTTGCTCATAAAAATCGTCCATCTTGGTATTAACCAACCAACGAACAAACATAGATATAACATTTGCCCGTGCGATATCGCTAGACTCCACAGGTGTGGCAACTAAGTGGGCTTGCCTTACTGCATTCAAAGACATAGCTACGCACTTATTAATCTGATTATCTACTAATCGAATCTCTTGATCACTCGCACCATCCCAAGGGAATACCTCTCCTGTCTGACTATCTGATGAATGTTTCTTAAAGTCATTGGACTTACCCGCCCATAAACAATTGCGGACATCGTAGTCGCGTTGTCTGCGGTCTATCCATTCACCAAGACTCGACTGTGTTTCACGGTATGTATCCCGTAGATAATTTATGTCGGGTTCCTTGGAGACGAACAATAGTTCGGGGTCTGAGGAATTATGCATGCGTAGCAAAATGTAGTCTTTTGTCCTTGACTAGTCAATCTAATAGCCACCACCACCCGTGCATTGAAGGCTCGAATTAGTTATATGCTCTGCTCCACTTACCAATAGATAGCGTATACAGTCGATCTGATCCTTGAAATGCTCGGTGCGGGATTGCCCGCTATACTCAAGTAATGAAGTAATAGTATTGTCACATCTATCTGATATATAGAGCTTTGGGCGATTACTTATAGTCATAGGCTCAGTATCGTCCCACGCCAATGCATCATTTATCTTAGCAATTCCAGCCTCAATATCCACACCAGGTGCTGGACGAAATACAAAGTCGAGGTTAGCCATTTGGTTAATAATGTTACTCTCCCCCTCTTTTGTACGCACCGTGGCCGCTCCCATCCGTGGATCGACAATACGCTCAAAA